TCTGCTCGGCAGGCGTCCTGCCCAAAATAATGTCCAACTGCTCGAAAACCTTGTTATCAACCATGCGAGCAAGCTCACGGGGAGAATTGTTCATCCCCGCCTCTCGGAATAACTGTATCCCAACGGTGTTGTTGCGAATGTCCATCGCAGCATCATCAAACGTAGAAGAACCAGCAAGAGGGAGCACCTCTATGCCCTCTTTTATAGTCGAAACAGTTTGAGCGGTGTCCGGACCATACCGACGAGCCAACTCTGCTGAAGCCAAAGCATGGGCCCGCGCATCTTCCAACTCACCATAAGTCGGCATGTCCTGACGGGGGCGCTCCGTTCTCATATACTCCGGAAGATTAAAATCAGTGGCAATCATCATTTTTTGACGACCGGTATCCGAATCCATAACCGCGAAACCCTGATCATCCTCCATGGGTATTGTGGCAGGATAACCATACTCCGTTATCAACCGCTCCATAAAAGTGGGTTCATCGCCGTAAATAGCCTCCCCCATCGGGTTACCTATTCGAGCAGATTCGCGAAGCGCGTTCAGTTGATCAGAGGGCGCGTTGCCAGTTACGAAGTCCGCGAAGAACGAACCTATGCCCTTTTCTTCCATCAGTAATAAGCCCTAACCTGCATTCCCGTGTCCTCATCATCCCAATCGTCAGTCGGCAACTGTACAAAATTGCCCTGCCGATAACGCATCAAAGCCTGCGTCATGCTATCGACCAAGTCGTCATGCTCCCCGTTAGGGAACGCCGCCACCTCCTCAATCATCTCATCGGCGAAGGTGGTGTCGGGGGCCCAAACCATGCCCGCCTCAAACAACGGCGATACAGAATGAACTCGCGTAACCTTATCATTACCCTTACTAGGCGTAAAGTTAACAACAGGGATTCCCATATTTCGTAATTCATGGGTCAAAGGCAGACCAGAAGCCTTGGCCTCTACGATGACGGTGTCGGGGTCCCAATACTTATACTGCTCCATAGCCGTCTGCTTGAGCTCAGGAAAATCCCACCGCCCCTTCGTGCTGTCCAAAAGTATGAGTCCCGGAGGGCCCCCAACCTCCTCTGGCCTGAAAACACCCCAAGTCGTGATCGCCGAGTAGTCAGCAGTTTCGCGTTTCGAGAACGCCGTATCATAGCTCTGGATCACATACTCCAGATTCGGGATGTTGTCCTTCTCCCACTTCTTCCACCACTGACGAGGAATGATTGCGTTCTCCTCGCCCGTCGGGTTCTGCTGATACTGCGCGTTCCATTTGCTCGGAGGGATGGATGCTTTGACCGCGGTCAGATCCTCAAGGGACCAGAACTCCGGCCAACAAGGCTTGTCGTCGTCAAAAATGGCAGGAAGCTCCACAACTTCCCACTGATCAGCTAGCGGATCTTTAGCCATTGCACGGAGCAACTGACCCGTCATGTCCTTCTCGGACCACCGGGTTTGAACCAGAACTATACTGCCGCCCGGCTGGAGACGCTGCCGGGGGCCCCCGGTGTACCAATCCCAAGCATCATCAAAACCATTGGCCGACATGGCCGTCTGCTCCGAGTGCGGGTCATCGATAATTACCAAGTCGCCACCACGCCCGGCAAGGTTCGATCCCACACCAACGGCGTAGTACATCCCGCCAGAAGCAGTGTCCCAACGACCAGAAGCTTTACTATCAGAAGCGAGTTTGACATTCGGAAAGACCTCCTTGTACTCGTCACTGTCAATCAGGTTCTTCGTCTTACGTCCAAAGTTAACCGCAAGTTCCGTCGTGTGGGTAGCCTGAATGATCTTCATCTTCGGGTTCTTGCCCATCATCCACGCCGGGAACAAGAAGGATGCGAACTCAGACTTCGTATGTCGCGGGGCCATGTTGATGATCAGGCGCTTCAGCTCGCCACGAGCTACGCGCTCTAACTTTTCAGCGATGATGTGGTGGTGCCGACCAGCGATGAACTCGGGCCACATAGATTTTACAAACGGCAGAAACTCATTCTGACAAGCTTCATTCTTCTCGAGCTGCGCGAGCCGGAGTTGGAGCTTTAACTCCTGATCAGATACATCCATCGGGGGACCCTAAAGTGCACAAACAGTATGCAAGAATATGCCCTTTTATTTGACAGTGAACAAGCCTTGAGCATTTGCCTAATAATTAGGCAGTGTTTCACGTGAAACAGTCATATCGTTTTTCACAGGATTATTTGTCAGAAACATGGCCCATGACACCGCCTGCCAGCGTGGGGGCCCGCGGGCGACGACCGGCGGCAACTCATTGATTTTGCTAGGGAAATGACCCGATGTCCAGGGGCCCCTGCCGGTCGTGCCGGGTGCCAGCTCGAGCTGCCGGGCATCTGGAACGAACTTTCAGGGATCGAGGCCGGGGGATCGGATCCCGGGGACCAGTGCCTCGAGGACCGGCTCGGAGCTCGAGCTGCTCGAGCTGCTCGAGCTCCGAGCCGGGTGTTTGCATCCCGATTTGACAAACAAAAGGCCGCCTCTCGTCGAGCTGGTGCCCGGTTGCCGTGTCCTAGTGCGTCGAGGTCGTCGAGAAACGGCCTTATTTCATGCGCCGGTAGGTTTCGAGCGGGGATCGAGGGCCGGGGGCCGGCATGATTCACTGGTTTAATGGTAAAGAAAAAACCCGCCCGGAGCGATCCGGGCGGGCTGGGGTTGCGTCGGCTGCTGGCCGGTTACTGGTGCCGGTGCTGCTCGAGCTGCTCGAGCTGCTCGAGCTCGTCGCGGGGAATCAACCGCTCCGATCCGCAAGCCTGACAAAACTGCGGGCCGTCGGGATCGTCCGGGAATTGATCCCGGAAAACCACCCGGCAATCAAAGCACTCATACATCAATTGAAATCGACGCGCCGGAAATAACGTCCTTAACGATTTCCTCGACGGCGGCTTGCCGGTCGTCCTCGCTCTCGATGTCGCCCAGTCGCTCGCTTAGCCGTTCGTCGATCATGTCATCAATGGCGCAACGGTGATCGTCAATGTCAAAATCCTGCATAGCGCTCTCGATCATGTCGTCGAGGGAATTGTGCAGCCGCGATGAATCCTCGATTTTCGACTCGATCAAAGCGTCGATTGGATCGCCCAAAACGATCATCAGAGCTTCGGCAAGCCGGTCCTGATTGCGCTGCATGTCGGCAAGATTCGCGACGGCTGCTGCGCGGGCGTTGTCGGCCTCGTTGCGCTCGAGCACGGCGCGGGCAAGCTTGTTGTGCAGCTCCGCAATGTCGATGCCTTCGGAAATGCCGGTGTTTTCTGCTGTGTTTGTCATTGGTTTTCGTTCCCTATTCGCAAAGTATCATTTGATACTTTTTCACGTAATTTTTTTATATGGGATTTTTGCCAGTATGAAAAGCACAAAAAAAGGCCCGCCGGATGGCGGGCCAGTGGGTCGGATGCGGGCCGGTGTCTAGGCCGTTACCTTGTCGAGGATCGCGCCCGCCTTCTTTTCGAGCTCAATGCGGTCGTCTTGGTGCGGGATATCCCGGGCCAGCGCGGTGATGCCCTGCGCGGCATCCCATACGCTGGCAATGGGCCTTCCCTCTTCTTTCACATGCCGGGCGGCTGCGGCGCGGCTGCGGGCCTTGCTGAGCCCGGCCCGCCTGTGCAAAAACTCGAGCGCCTCGTTTTCATCGTCGGCAATCTTTGCCGCCTGTGCGGCCTTTACGCCTTCCATGAAATCAAAGGTTGAACCATGCGCGAATGATTGCAAAGCCGGGGCGGCTTCCATCGCGAAACGATCCGGCGCAAATTTTGTGTGCCTGATTTTAATTTCCTGAAAATTTTCGACGCCCCATAAGTTACGGTTCATGCAAACGCCGCGCAGATACATGGCCGCAACGCCTGCGGTTTTGCTGCCGGTCTCGCTGTTCCATGCGTAAAAGCCCCGGAACACAAGGTCAGGGTCGCCGTTCTCAAGCTTGCCGATTTCAATAGGCCGGGTGTCGTCTACCAAAAACACAAACACATCCCGGTCACTGGCATATAGCGTTGTTGTGTCCTTCGTCACTGGGACAAACGGGTCATAAATCGCCCGCCCGTTCGCGCTGCCGGTCATCATGCCGGGGATTTTCCAGCCGCTGCCCTCGCCGGCAAAGCGGTTGATTGTTTGCAGCATTTCCCAGTCAAAAATCCGGCCATAATCCGGGCCGGTGGTGGCCCTGAGCTCGCCGCCCTCGGTGCCGTGCCCGTATGCCTTCACAAGGTCGCGGCTGCGATTATAGCGCAAGCCCCATTGCATAGCGTCTGCGGCAATGGGTGCGGGAAGGTCTCGCAGATATCCGGCAGGCGCTCCGGCCAGATTGGCGAGCTGATTGAAGGACCAGTTGGTAGGCTTGTTTAAATGTTCGCGCCCGTCTTCGTCGGTGTATTCAATAAGCACATTGCCCCGGGTGGGGTTTTCTTCGTCAAGCTCGCCTATAACCTGCATCTTGTGAGTGTTCACAATTTGGCTGTGCATCTGCTGGGCGTCGTCTCTCTTAAAGGCCAGCATATCGGCAAGGGACAAAAACCGCTCATCGTCCGGGCGGTTCCACCAATTAGACGATACCGCGCTGTTGCCGATCCCGTGGCGGATTGCGTCGGTTTGATATGCGCCGGTCACTGGGGCGTTATGTCGGTGCTGGGGCTCGCCGTGAATGATTCCGTTCTGCGGCTGGCCGTCAATGGTGATTAGATCGTTATTTTGCATTGGTTATGCTCCCGTTAAAATGCGGCCCGGCTTGGGCCGTCTGGGTGTTGTCTCACATTATCCCACCATAAGCAAGTTAATTTCCCAAAAAATAAGCCCGCCGGGTGGCGGGCCTATGAAGGGGGATCGGCTGCGGGTTCAAAACTCCCGCAACATTGCCTCGGTTCGGGCGTATCGGTTCAACGCCTCGATCAATCCGGGTTCGAGCTCTCGCAACAGAGCAAGGTTGTTTTCGTCCATTCTCGAAACCGAATCATGCAAGCCGTCTATCGCCCGAGCCAGCGACTCGGCCCGAGTGTCGGCCATGCCGTGTTCGATTAGTTTTTCAGAATATTTAACCATGGTTTTTTGCTCCTTTATCTATGCCGATATCACCGGCCACATGGTGACGAATAACCGAGCCCGGGGGCAGGGTTTTAACAAAAGCCCGCAAGCGGTCGCCGTCCGTCTCCGGCTGCTGCTGGTTCGCGGTGGCGGTCCAGTGCAAGGCGACATTGCCGCCCGCCGCATAGCATCCGCCCGGATCTTCGGTAGCTGCTTTTTTCTTGCTGGCCCCGTGCGCTGTAAACCCGATTATAAAATCACGATCAAGCCGAGCACATAACGGGCCGTCCTTCCCGCCGCAATTCCGGCAGGTTACAGCGTCGTTATATTCTGCCGGGCAGCGGACCACCCGGACCGGCGGCGTCGGCATATCATCCCGTTCTATTGAGGCATGTTTTCCATTCTTCCAAAAACTGTCTTTAACAACGGTGACAACAGGCGCGACGTTGTTTGAAATGACAGCATATGCAGAAGCCAAACTGTCGGCGCTGTAATTGATCACGGTTTTTTTCGAGCTCAATTTGTGAGACCAGAAAAGCGGGTGAAAGTGCGAATAGGTGAACGAAAAACCGCGCCGGGGTTTTGCGTCCAGTACGGCGTCGAGATAATCAAAATCAATTTGTCCTTCGCCGCAACCGCGCCCGCTCGGGTTTAGCTCACAAGATGCCGGGCAAGTCCCAAATTTTTCCGAGCTCCCGGCCCGATATGTAACGGCGCACCCGGCGGTCTTTTTCGCGCTGCTTATTGGTGTGGTTTTTAGCATGGTTAATTGCTCCCGTAATTACATGCGATTTAACCCATACATAAACCAAAGAAAAAGGCCCGTCAATATGGCGGGCCTTCTTTTTTATTTGCGGCGTTTTTTAGGCAACGGCCTGCGATTTATTCGGCGCTCATAGCTGTCGTATTCTGGGCCATAAATTAAACGTCCGATCCAAGTAAATAGAAACATCAGGTAGTCACCCACTTTTCACGAATGTCACCAATAACCCGGACGATTTTTTGCATCCGCTCAATTTTATCAAAGTCGCTTTCTTCGTTCATGTGGGTGGCGGCATTCGGGTTATACTCGGGGTTATCCGGGTGATTATGGATTTTCATCGGAGCCAAAACACCAGTAGCAGAAAACTTACCTTTTCCTTGGACGTTTTGATCGTACACCTCAAACATATGGATCATATCCGCCAGCGCCTTGATAGTGTTGCCAAGTCTCATCTGATCACCGGCATATAGAACTTGTTTTTTCATCGTTATCTCCCGTTGTTAACGGTAAGCAGCAACGCGAAGGTATCCACTAATGAAAGAGCTGCGTCTAACAACAGTCCTGAACGAGCCGGTACTGCTTACCTTAGTCACGTATATGCGAATCTTTGGGACAAATCAAGTCAAATATTGTGTCCCAGTGAAAAGGCTGTTGACAACGGAACAGGGGCTCAACCTTTTCGATGCCGTCCATTTTTAAATCGACCGCTGCCGCTGCCGGGTACAAAAGACATTCGGATGGTTCGGTGGCCTCGGTCTGTCGCTTGATCAGAATCCAACAGCTTGAGTGCTGGTGTCGAGATAGCCACGCCACTTGTGACGGGCGGAGGGTCACCGCGTTACCAGTGATGTATTTGAGCTCGACCAGATGGTAGTTACCAATCTCGTCACATATCATCAGGTCCGGAATCCCGGCCCCAATGTAATTTTCAATCCTCGTCAAAAGCAGCTTCCGTCTCGACCTCTGCGCTGCTTCCTTCACTTGCTTGTAAAAGCCTGCCTCTCGCTTTGTCGCGATTGGAGGCATTTTCATCTTCTGGGGTGATGTTGATGGTGACCGGGGCATAACTATTCTTAATCTCCTCGAGGGCTTTCAAAACCTCGTCCTTGCTCATGCTGTCTATCGAGCCGTGACGAATCTCGGATTTGCTAACATAAATGTCCCCTTGTGCCTGACCTCGCCGATACTCCGCCTGAACGGCAGCAGAGTAAGCCCCGTTTTGCAAAGCAGTGTCCCGTATCTGTTGAAGATCCCGTAGATGACGTTGGTAGGTCACACCATACTTTTCATCTAGCTCTCTGCGATAAGCCTGTATAGCAGCGACAACATGCGGCGAGATGTGTGGATTGGTGAGCTCATAGGCTCGGGTGTGAGCGGAACCAACAGAGTAGCCCGCGTTGACCGCTGCTTCTCTCAAAGTTATCTGACCGTCCTTACTGACCAGCTCTTTGACAAAAAGCTCTTGCTTTCGGGTCAGAGCCGATTGTGCTGTCACCGGGGGGCGGCCCCGGGTCTCCATGGGTTTGCCAGTAAGCTTCGACGCTCTCTTTCTTGCCGCCATCGTTTCCTCAGTTAAAAAGGTCAACTCCCATCCTTTTTACAGCGGTTACTTATATAGAGCAAAAAATATTTTTAAAAAAAATCCCGCGAACCCCCCTTTAAGGCCATTTCCTGTGGTAACACCTCTGATTTAATGGTGTATACAGAAGTGTTACGGTTTTGATCTTCTGTAATCGTTGCTGACTAAGGGTTACAGAAAAACGTAACACCTGTAACACCTGTAACACCATATTTTTTGTGTTTTTTATTTTTTCTAATTTTTCCTCTATATATGTATACCGTTACGAAAAAGGGGCGACATTGCTGCCGCCCCTCTGTAAGTTATTGTTCTTTTTGGGATTTTGCCCAATGGGCGTAGGAATCTCCCAACTGCCGGTGCCAATCCTCTACGAACTCAAGATTCGTGAGCCGCGAGTCTTTGGACGGTTTCATTGAGCTTTTGCTCATTTGGAAGAACCCGACGGGGACAATCTTATCGGCCGTTTCCGGCATCCAAGAGAGTCCGCCCATTTCGGTGACGTTTGTTGTTTCGTCTGGTGCGTACCAGATTGAAACGAATTGCGGGTAGCTGCTGCTATTACTTTTAGCTGCATTACGCGCTGCGGTCACCGGATCGGTGGCTTTTGCCCATGAGCCGTACCAACCGGCTGTTGTAGCAATGTAGGTAAAACCATTGGGCAAGACCCAATCCTTAGTGTCAGTCATACTGACCTCCCGTAGTTGTTGTGGACTTTGTCAAATAGCGTTAGCGCTTTTCGCGCTCTTTTTATCAATACCTAATAATAACATATAGTTAGCCCCATGCTATCCCATATGCGACTTATCTTATACCATATTCGACAAAATAAGGGGTGCGACACCATGTCACACCCCTTGGGTTGTTCGATCTCCTTTTTTCGGATCCCGGGTGCGGAGATCATCGGACTTCCCCGGTTCACGAAATGCGGCATTCATATCCGCAAATTAGTTATCTTTCTCCCGCAGCCTTGCTTTCATCATCAGCGACTGCGCTTCGTGCAGCTTGCTGATCGCTTGATCGAGGAAGGGCTTGCCCTCGCCGTCCACTTCCAGCCACAGGTCATTGACGGCGTGGATGGCTTGGTTCAGCAGCGCGGCTGCTGCTTGGTGGTCACTGAGCTTCGTCAATGCTTGGTCTCCTCTTCCTCATCATATGCCCGGGCAATGGTTGCTGCTTGGTGCATGGCTGAAGACAACATACCGATGGCGGTGCTGCCATTAGGGCTCTGGACCACGAGCCGGAACAGGAGAGCCGTTAACGTCCCTCCCAGTACCGCGCCGGTGTTGAACCCTTCTGTTTCCAGTTGATCCAGCAGGGCGTTCATTTCGTTGCCTGCATAGTCGAACTGCTTCTCAAGATCTTCGTCGTTGCTCATCCGCGTTGTACCCTTATCCACGCCGCAAGCAGGTTTTCTGCTGCTTCGACGGCCTCACGGCTATAATCACCTTTGGCTGCAATGCTTGACGTTTGCGCGTTGATTGCGCTGGAGACTGCGGCCACGGCATCAATATACTCTATGCCGTTGACGATATCGAATAGCTCTTCTTTCTTACGCATCGTGACCCATCCTATCTAGCGCCAGAAAACCGGCCATCTGGTGTTTATCGGTATCAAACACAAACTCATGCTTGATGTCGTGATACACGCAGTATCCCACAGCATTGTAGATCAGATCATCCGGCGCTTGCGATTCGTCAATCAGGACGCGGAAGGTATTCCGCCGTTTTTCGTTCAAGCTCGTCGCGGGCTCGACAACGAGCCAGAACCAGTAATCGTCCTTACCGGCCCATGCCATCATGCGGCCATCGCCGCGGATCGAGGTGACATCGCCGATGACCGTGGACAGGCCACTGACCTTGGCAATGATGTCGACGACGACAGGCGGCAGTGCTTGTGGATCTTTCATTACATTCTCCCTAGTTGGTTAACCTGTATATAGGACTTGTCGCATACATAGTCAACACAAAAAGAAAAGCCCCGGAGATTTCTCTCCGGGGCCCAACTACGGGAACGCTCCAAACATACGCGATCTTATGGGAAAGACAAGGACTTTTTAGGAGCTAAGTTTCCGGGAAGTTGAAGCTTGCAAGAGCCGCAGCGCGTGGGCTCTGTAAGTTGGGTATCGCACTTTGGGCAGCGGCCCGCGTCCAGTCGTTTTTGGATTACACCCGGATCCCCAAAAGAGGGGTATTGGAGCTCTCTATTCTTCGTCCTCACAATCATCGACTTCTCCTGTTCCTTCGCATAGTTGACATTCCATGATGCGTCCTTCGAGCCAACC